CGTAAGCCCCGGGCATCTGGCGATGAGAGAAAAGCGGCGCGGAAACCAATGTTCCAATTACTGTTCGCGCGCGGGTCATTCAAATTGAGCGCGAACACGCCCGCCCCGACTCCATTGCCCCAGGAGCCGCCGCGCAAAGGAAGTTTCGACTTGTTCCCCATAGGTATTCTATTTTTCATGCGGCACGGCTCTCGCTGGGTCTTTTCCCAGTTACTGGCGGCGTTCATGAAGGTTTTGTTTTTTGCCGACCATTTAGACCGGCAGGGAGGCAAATCCCTTTTGTCTCTCTGCTCTGACCCGTGGCCCGTAAGCCCCGGGCATCTGGCGATGAGAGAAAAGCGGCGCGGAAACCAATGTTCCAATTACTGTTCGCGCGCGAGTCGTTCAGTGAAAGCGCGAACACGCCCGCCCTGGAGGTGTTCGTCCACGAGCCGCCGCGCAAAGGAAGCGCCGACCTGCCCCCGTTTTTCTCATTTTCGCTGTCGCTTTTGGCACTTATAACACAAGGGCCTGCCAAAATGCTCCATCGAATACTTGTGTGCTTTTGCCGGGATTTCCTCCCCGCAGTCTGCACAATGGAATTGCTCTGCGTTTTCCTTTTGCGGCTCCTGGGCCTCCCGCTGGGAGCGTATCCAGCCTCCGACCATCCTGCCGATTTCTACCAGCTGTCCAGACCAGACCTCATATTTCTTTAGGGGGAGATATTTAAGATCAGCCGCAAGCCGGACATACATCTTCAGTGCAGCGATCTCCACATCCAGCTCCTGCAGGGTGGTCTTCTTGGTGTACTTTTTGTTTGCGGTAATGACCAACCGGATGATCTTATCCATGCAGTGCTTCATATCCTGTGCCAAGCTGAATTTCTGCGATTTTGGAAATTGCTCCAAGGCAGGGTATGCGTAGAGCATCATGTCATAAACGCGCTGCTGTACCTGGAGCTTCGGCTTGGAGGGCTTTTCTTCATCCTCTCCGGTTGGTTCATCCAAAACATCCTGCGGCTCCTGGTCTTCCATGTCCTTCCCCCTTTCCTCGAAAACTCGTCCTATTATACCATATTCGGGGATTGAAAACTACCCAAAAAACCAAAAAATCGCGACCCTCCGGGGCAAAGCCCCGGAGGGAAACCGACGCTATCGCGTCGGAAACCAGAACACAAAAAGCAGATTTACAGAGAGACAAAAGCGGCGCGGAAACCAATAGACGAGTAACTGCTCGCGCGCGGGTGGTCGAAATTCAAGGCGAACACGCCAGCCCTGGACACATTAGCCCAATCGCCGCCGCGCAAAGGAAGTCGCTCTCCGTAATTCCGACACCAGAAATGATCACCACTAAGCCCTGTTGTCGGGGGAGCGATTCCCAGCAGTTTCAGCAGCATCGGAATAGTCACGCCGCTCTTTGCTGCCAAGCTCTCGAAGCTCTGATCCTGATGGGCAAAGTAATCGTTCACATCTCCGCCTGTGTACATAGGATTTGCCCTGGTCGTGCTGATAACCACCGAGCCGCCAACTTTATGGCCCGTCTGGGTCGCATCACCGGCGACGGTGTTATCATACTTCAAAGTCCCTGCCGTTCCGGGCGCGACCAGCGTCCCATCCTGGAGGATCGCTTTCCACTGCGTGCTGGTGGCGCTCTGGTCGAGGTGCTTGCCTGCGTTGTTATGGGGAATAATCTGGATTTCCCCATTCAGCACCCGGAAACCGCCAGCCCATTCCCAGACATTTCCGTTGAGGTCACAGATACCAGCATCGCTGCCGTCGTGATTCCAGGATACCGGCCCGCTGCCGGTGGCTGTCCGGCTGTCACCGGTGATCCTGCCGCGCTCATGGGCTGCGGAGTGGTCGGCACCGTAGTTATTATTGCCTCTCGGCATAAAGCCGTTTTTGAGGCACCACAGCGCGATCCCCGCATACTCGGCGTTCGTCATAAGGTGCCAGCCCACACCTTTCGCTTCGCTGCACGCCTTGGCCTGGTCAAAGTTGATATACACCTTCGGGTCTTTGAAGGGCAGGCTGTAGGCCCGGTCGTGTATCACGATATTCTGGTACTTGGAGATAAAGACCTCCGGCAGTTCCAGATCGTCGACCACAAACATCGGGTGTGGCGCGTTCGGAGCGCCCTCCAGCACACTGAGGCTGGTAAATCTCGGGATGCGTACCATGATGGACGGAAAGCTCTCCCCGCCAGTCCCCAGGTCATCATCGAAAAGCACCGTATTTTTGCCCCCGGAAAGGGCCTCCACCGCCAGCTTCAGATCGTCAAAGTTACTCATCGTTTTCTCCTCCTTCATCGCTCCTGTTATCTGCCTCTGCAGGACGCCCCCATAGGGTAATGGTCACATTGTTCATGCTGAAGGGCTTGGCGACCTTCTTCATGCGCGGCGACCCATTCTCGTCCAGTTCCCCGCTGTCCACCAGCTCATACTCCCGGCCAGGGATGTCGATCTGAACCGCATACCGGTCGCTGACCCCGAAGGTCAGAAAGCCCCGGGCATTCAGCCCAATGTCAATATGCACCGGGTCATCCCTCTCATACTTGCTGAGATTCAGAACCATCTCGTCGTCGCCGAGATACACCTTTGTCCCGCTGACGCGCAGCTCCACCTTGTCGCCGCCCGTCTTTTCAACCATCTTTGCTGCCATTATCTCTGCACTCCTTTCTTTACTGCCTCATGGCATTTTTCCGCGATCAGCTCCGCCTGCTCCCGGGCCTCCCGGCCTGCCGTTCTCGGATCGTGGCCGAAGTCCCTCAGTATCTGCCCCTGCCGTTCCCGGCGCTCATCGCTCTTGATAATAACCGCTGCTGCCATTACAACATCCCTCCCTGCACATAGTAACGGAGCTTCACATTCTTTGCGCTCCCGGTATAGCGGATTTTGAAACCGTTGAGGGCCTTGTCATAGACCTCGATGTCCCCGACCATGCCGTCCGCACTGATCACTTCGACCCACACGCGATACTCCAGCGTGTCCCTTTCATGCGACAGCGCAACCGTCTTTTCGCTGTTGTTGAAGGGGTAGGCCAGATTATTCGTCAGGCTGATCTCTTTGATCTCACCCTCCAGGTCGGCCAGGGTGCGCTGGTGCTGCATGATATGCTGCAGCAGATAGGCCCCCAGGATATTCCCGGCCAGGATGCCGGTCTCCATGTTGTAAAACTGTTTCCGGCTCAGTGGCGTTCCTTCCTGGATCAGCTCACCGCTTTCCTCATCGTAAATATCGTCCTCCCAGGACGTCGGATTGTAGATGTTCATTTAGCTCTCACCTCCTGTTGTTATGGGTGCATCCGGGTCTTCCACCTCAACGAAGGTGTAGGCGAACACCGAATAGATGCCCTTGGTGCGCGGCTTGGTAAAAGTCCGGGCCGCGATTGCGATAATGTCCCCATCCTTGTCAACCAGGGAAATGTCCTCCACTTCCCCAATGACGCTGTCGTCCAGGTAGACATATATCTTGATCTTGTTTCCCTCCACATCCGCCTTGAAGATGGAGACCTTCTTCTTTACCCCGCCCTCAAGGAAGGTTGCATAGGCAAGGGAATCCCGCAGCCGCAAAAGCTGCTTATTGATACCCACCGGCGTCAATGTCTTCATAGTCTGTCACTCCTTTCTCTGGCCCGCCCGCCGCTGTCCGCTGCGCGGATAACCGACAAGCCCGACCGTTAATTCCTGCGCCTCCAGCAGCCCGGCAGACCCGACCCTGCCATTGTCCTGGCCTTGGGCCAGCCTGGTCGTTCCGCTGAGGATATAGGCAAATTCCCCGGCCCCCAGCTCCACCTCCTCATGTAGTAATGACGCTGCGCCTCTGCCATTGTCTATCCCTTGGGATAGCCGCATCGCGCCGCTGAGGATATAAGCGAAACGCCCCTCCCGATAGGCCCTGCGAAGCTCCGAGAGGCTTGCAAGCATCCTGCCGCCTATGACATCCCCTTTGATATAAGGCGGCTCCTGCGCCCGCAGCGTGCCGCACAGCGCATAATGAAAGCCCCGGTTGTCGTAGCGGATGGAAAGGACAGCCCGGCTCCCCAGCAGATAACCCACATGGTTGTTTTTGTAGGGGTACTGCCCGCATTTCCAGCGCCCGCAGATCGGGAAGATATAAAACCCCGACCTATACCGTTCCCGGATTTCAACGATGTTGCGCTCCTCAATACCGTAGAAAGGCTTGGAACTGGCCTCCTTGACCTTCATCACCTCCCCGTCAATGACCGCGATGTCGTTGACGCCGGAGGGATATTTGCCACCCAGAAAGATGATAAACTCGGCCCAGCGTCCCGGGTCGTGGAGAGCCATACGCTCGATATAGCTATGTTCATATCCCAGCGCCGCCAACGCCAGCAGGATGCCTTGTTCCGTTCCGGCCTTCTCCGCGATCAGTGCCTTCATGGAAAGCCGCGTCCGGTATCCCTCGACCGTTTCCCCCTTCAGCCTGGCCATGTCCCGGTCTTTTCCGTGTTCGGCCAGCATGATCTCGCTGGCGCTGGCCACCATGCTTTCCTCCCGTACACGGAAGATGTCCTCTTTTGTATCGTCGAACAGCCGCCCGATGACCCGGAAAAAGATGTAAAACTGATTCGCTGCCTGCTTGATCTTCTTGAGGGGCGTGAAAAGCAAGCTGTACATATAGTCGCAAAACTTCTCGAACACCTTAGACCCTCCTTGCCGTGACCGTCACCTTGCCCAAAACAATCACCTTGTCGCTATCCAGCAGCACATCCTCCTCCGGCTCTGTAACCTTGACATTGCGGATGTCCGGCAGCTTATCTTTCAGCTCGAAGATGATGTCGGCATGGGTCAATTCGTTGAGGCTGCGCCCCTTGCTGATCCGCAGCAGCTCCGCGATGACCGACGCCACCCGCTCCTCAATGCCGCTGGAGTCTATCATCTCGGGTACCGTGATACTTACCGTGACATCCTGCTCGACGGTGGTGGAGCTTTTTACCAGAAGGTCGTCATAGGGGCCTCGGATGCTCTCCGCCGCTTTCTTTACATCCGCCAGCAGCCCCTCCGTCGCCTCGCCAGCGGTGCCGGTTACAATGATGTCAACCGTCCCCTGGCCACGGGGATGAAGGTCGTGGACATTGACGAACAGAACCCCGGGGACGCCTTCGCAGACATTCTTGTATTTGTCCCGGATCGGCAGGGTAGACAGCTCCGCCCAGGAGCCGAGCGTCCTTGCCCGGAGGCTCTCATAGTCCTCGATGTCGGCCCCCTCCCGGATGATCCAGCCAGAGAGGTTTTCGATCTTGTCGATGCCCTCGATGTGCGTCAGGCTCTTGGTGATCTGGCCGGGCGGCACATTGTACCGCGCCCCGTCCTTCTCCGACTCAACGACCACCACGCCGGAAAGCGCACCTTGCTGCAGGACGGTGTTTTCCAGCGCGAAGTAACGCAGCTCCTCGCCGTTGATGTCCCGGATGGTCTTGAAGATATGGCCTTTTGGTATCTTGACCGCGTCCCCGCTGGCCTCCCGGCTGATGGTCACATAGCCCCGGGTCTTCACGGCATCCTTGCGCTTCTTGGAAAAATCCGCCGCCTTCAGCTCCATCCAGACACCGTCCGCGTGGCTGACAAACATATTGTTCAGCACCTCGCGCAGCAGCCCGATCAGCTCGATCCGTATCTGCAGGGCGATCATCAGAAGGTGATAGAAGATGCCCCCGGAGCTGAAATTCGTGATTACAAAGCCCTCCTTCTTCAGCTCGGCTATTTTTTCCTCCTTCAGCTCCTCCAGCTCCGGGACGGGAAGGATTTTGTCCAGTACCTTTTTATCAATCAATAAGTTTTACCTCCACTCTCACGCGGTCAATGGCCACCTCTATCTGCTGTTCCTCCTCGCTTCCCGAAAACTGGAAGCGTACAAGTATCTGAAGGATGTCCTCGCTGAACAGAAATTCGGTGGTCACTGTGTCCGCCTTGATCTCAGACCGCCGCCGCAGCTTCTCTTTGATTCGCTCCCCGATTTCCAGCCGGGTCATTTCATCGTCCTCTGCCTGGATAAATTCCAGCAGGCCCCAGCCCCATTCCTCGTCGTAGAACAGCTCCCCGGGCTGGGTGATCGCCTCCAGCCGGATGTCCTGCAGAAAGCAATCCACGCCGGAACAGGCGGGGGCGTCGCCGGTGCTGGCCTGGGTGAGCTGCCAGTCATCATCCAGCCGGATGTCGGTATCGTTTATTCCTGCCATTATCCTACCTCCCCGATGATGAAGGGAGCCAGCTCTCCATAGAGCAGGGCCACCACTGCAATACCCCCGGCCTTGATCTGGATTTTCGACTTGACCCCCGGAATCTCGGGATAGCGGGAATCAGGGTCGCCGTCCTTGGTTAGAATCTTCAGATTGTACTCGAACCACTTCCCGGTGATCTTTGCCTCAAAGGTGCTGCCGCTGTCTTTGTTCTCTACCACCAGTTCGTCGTATTCGTACTCGTCACCCAGCGGGGTGGCTTTCGTGACCTGCGCCTTCATAATGGCGGGGAGCTGCACCTGCGGGTATTCCTCGGAAAGTTTTTTGTCGATGATGTCCTGCACCATCTTCTCAATCGGCCCCATACAAGCCCCCCTTTCTCTTAGTCAAAAGCTGATATAGGTACGAATGAATCCCGTCTCGTTGGTACGGAAAACCACCTTTTTTACCTCGAACTCCCCCGATACCTTGGGATGCGTGACGCTGATTTTATGGGAGTGCTTCACGAAAGGGGCCGAAACGGTCTCCAGCTCCCAGAGGCCCAGCGGCTTATCCAGGGAAATGATGTTGACCCCGTACTCGAAGCTGTAGGTCTTTTCCTGCTCCGGCTTTTCGCCCCAATAGAAAACACCTCCCGAAAAGAAAAACCTGTTCTTGATGCCCCAGATCGTGCCGATCTCCTTGATGACCGAGATGACATTCTTCTGAGCGATAGGCACGACCGCCCGGGGCTGATAAATGGTATCCGAGAGCTTTGCTTCTGTGACCCCGGCCTGGGCCAGACAATAGGAGATGACCTCCTGCGGCGTGGCATCCAAAAAGGTGTTGGAGATGGTGGTCTCCTCCAGAAGCAGCATCTTGTCCTTTAAGACGATCTCGTCCTTATAGCCGCCCCCGTTATAACCGCCCGGGGCAACATAGCCCTCGAAAACGGTATCCAGCACGCCGTTATAGCCCAAAAGTATCTGTCCCGGCTCCTTGTCGCCGACGCTGATATTGGCCTGGAACTGCGGGGTAAAGCGTACCTTTGCCCAATCAAAATAGCTGTCCTGGTCGGAGTAGACCTCTACCTCGACCCCCTTGTTCAGCATATAGCCGCCCAGGACGGCGCTGATCTCCGGGTAAAATAACTCCTCTGTATCCATATCGTCTCCTCAATAGGGCATGGCCTTGACCGTTGCCAGGTGCTTTCCCCCCTTGGCGGTATCCCGTGCAGGGGATTTTCCCAAAGCAACCGGTGCCTTGCCTCTGTTTCCCAGGTAGCTCTGGTATCCCGCCTTGAGGTTGCTCCTGGCGGCGGAAGTGGCTGCGGCTGCAGCCGCCCCCGTTGACCCGCTGGCAGACTTGGAGGCGGTGATCGTCATGACAGTGTATTCCCAAAACTCCAGCGTCACGACGATCTGCCCTTTCTTGTTCTCCGCCTTGTGGGTGAGCTGTTTGAAAATGACCTGTTTCACGCCCCGCACGGCGGTATGGCTGTTTATGATCTTGTGGACGGTGGGCTTCTCCTGGCCGGATGTCCGAAAAATCTGCTGTATCGTTTCCAGCTTTTCCAGCTTGCCCATATCCGGGCCGTCTTCCAGGATCAGCTCAATATTCACTTTTACATCGTCATAGCCGGTCGCCTGCTTGGGCTTCTTGCTCTGCCCCTCCACCTCCTGCTCGTCAACGATTGCGTCGCCTTTTACTTCAATGCTTTTGAAAACGCCGGGAAGGATGACGGAGTCGATCTTCACAGTGCTTTCATCGGTGTATATCATCCGTCATCCCTCCTCCTGCGGTGTCGGCCCATTGGCGTTTGCATAGTCCTCGATCTCCCGAAGGAGCTTGATGAGCATCGGCAGCTCCTTGAGCTTGGAAAAGTCGACGGTCAAGTGGAACTCGTGAATGCTGACGCCCTTTTCCTTTTTGCTGCTCGTGCTGGTTTCGGTGGTCTCCTTGCTGACCTCCCGGCGCTCGACTGTTCGCACCGGCGTCCGTGTTTCAGTGATGCCCACCGTTTCCGGTTCCGCTGGTGTCAGCTGTGGGGAGAGCTGGGCATTGATCTGAGCCATAGCCCCGCCCATCGCCTCCACTGGCGCAGAGGCCGCTTGCTGCAGGCCGGTGGCGTAGGTGGTCATTGTCCGCTGTCCGGATAAGGTCAAAGTCGATAACGGCCCCGTCTTTGCATCCGAGAAGGGGAGCATATTGCGGATTTTTTGCAGGCCGCTCTTGACTGCTTCAACAGGTGCCGAGATCGCGCTCTTGATGCCTTCGGTAAAGGTGGTGAGGATTTTCTTCCCCGACTCTCTGAACCATGCAAAGGCACCGCTGATCGCGTTCTTGATGTTCTGGATACCTTGGGAGAATTTATCCCGGATCGCCGAGAGCTTTCCGCCCGTCAGGTTATCCACAAAATTGAAGCCGTCCTGGGCGACCGAGCGGATGCCGGTCATAGCCGCCGCCATTGCGCCCTTTATCCCGCCGCCGTGCTGTTCATAAGCCGACTGCATCTCGGAAAGTTTCGAGGCCGCATACTGCTTGGTGGCCTCCATAGCAGAGGAAACCGTTTC